TATGAAAGGACCATTTAGAACTGTAAAGCATTATGAAAAAAACAACCTTAGAGGTAAGTTTCCTGCATCTGTAAGAAAAACTTTCGGAGTTTTTACAGAAGGTAATTCTGATTTTGGTATTCCTGAGGTGCAAAGTCTGTATGCCAAAGACCCTAAGTTTACAAGTTTTTATGTAAAGGGCAAAGATAAGTGGAAAGATACTCTAAAAACTACTGAAAAACAAGTACCAGGAGAAGGTGGGTGGGTAGCCGAATCTGTTTTGAATGATGATTATATAGATGATTATATATCATTTTTAATTTCTCAGTATGCAGGTGATGACTGGATGCCTTTAATAGCAGGAGCTATGAAAAAAGGTATGACTGATGAACAAATTTTGGCAGCAATTACATCAGAGCCAGTATTAATGCAGAAGATTGATGACTTGAACAGATTAATACAATCAAGAACACATGTAGATGGCAACGCTACTTTTATTGGTGTTGTGACTAATGAATCTCAATTATTAGATTTTATAAAACATCATAGGATGAGTATAAATAACTTTACTGGTGGAGACCAGGAATTACTAGATGTTATTCGTTTAGCAAAAGTTGGTAACCATGACTTGAGAAGTTATGAAATACTTAAAGATATGAACATGGACAGTATTAGAAAAACATTAGAACCAATTATTAGAAGGAATGAAGCAAACTTACCTGCTTCTGTTCCAGGTATTAAAAAAGAAAGTGCAGAAGGGTTTTTACAAACATGGGCTAATTTTACTAATGCAATGTTCTATACTGTAGGTCAAGCAGAAGCTACTTTAATGAGGATACCTACATTTAAACAAGCATATTTTCACTATATAGATTCCTTTACTCCTTTTAGTACAAGACAAGGTTTAAGAGATATATTAAAAGTACATTATGATAAAGATTCTCCAGTTAACTTACCTGCTGAATATATTAAAAAAGTTAAAAAAGAACTTGAACATCTAAAACTAACTCAAGAGGAAATGGATGAAGTGTTGAATGTAATTATAAATCCGAAAGTTACACAAACAGAAGATGGAATAAGAGTACTTGCTTATCATGTTGATGATACAATACATGACCCAAGAGTACTTGGTCAGGGTAAGAAACCTCAATTAGAACTGGACATAAATATTCAAAATGCAGAAAGAAAAGCATTTATTACAGATAGAGAAATTGCTGCTGTTAGAACAGGAGATGAAAACTTTAAAATAGGTGCTTATGACAGTATTATAGATAAGAACCAAGTTGTTCTTAATGGGAAAATAAGTACAGAACAACTAGCAACATT